GCGTTGTTCTGCTCAGGTGTTCTAGCTTCGGCAGGAAGATCAATGACACGGTTAGTAAACGCGTGTGATAATTCATGAACTAGAGTTTGAGCTACGCCACCCTCTGCGTCTCTTGCAAGATTGATGACGATATTTGTTACACCATTTCTATCCGTGTAAGTTTTACCTGCGTAGTTCGCAGCAGTTGCCTCAAAAGAAAACTTAATCTTCCTGATAAAGGACGTGTCCGTTAAGAACACTTCAGCTGCGGCACCTAAAGGACTCAAAGGAGATTTCTTGTTTTTGAAAGTGGTTAGCTTTTCGAGCGCGTTAATAACTCCTTCTGGGCTATTGTCCGTGATACCTAGTCCTTCCAAGTGTGTACGGTTAATAGCTTCGTTTATGTCCATTGACCTACCATTAACAATAGCCCGTTGATGGTTAGCCTCTTGAGATTTAGATATGTCGGTATAGAAAGTAACTACTTGATCGTCTGTAACGGTGTAGTCAGCACCAGCTATTTGCTGTAGGTCTGTCTTAAATTCTTGTAAGAAGAAAGCATCATTCTCAATGGTCGCATCTACGTTAGGATTCATCAGGCTAAACGTCCTGAAAACCTTGCGAACTGTCTGGCCTTGTTCACCATACAACCCACGCTTTAAGTCTGACTGTAAATCAACAAGAGGGCGGTTGTTTCTAAATGCACCTTTGGAAGCAAACTGAATAAGTTCGTCAAACAATTCGTCTGGCTCTAAGTCAAAAGCTCTGCCAGCCTCATTGTGATATTCCTTGTCGACTATCGCAGCTACTTTAGCAGTCAATTCGGTACTGCCTTTCATAGCTTCCACCCCCTCTTCAATCAATGTCTCACCATAGTCTTTTACTTTTCTCGTTGGCAGGGGTGGTAATGGGTTAGGCTTAGGTGCTACGTAAGTATCTTGTGCCACCGCAGCAACATTGGTGTCTTGGTAAAGATCGCTGTTTGGATCTAGCACACTGACAAAACTTCTAGTGGCTCTCTTCTTTCTAGCAATCTGCTGGCCCATTGCATACTTACCCTGTCTTCTCAAGACCGCAGAAGCGTTGAATGGGGTCGGGTCTACCTCTGCATTAGCAGAAATATTTTGGGCATACTCAAGAACAGAGATCTGCATCTCAAGGCTGGCAGCTATATTTGCCGTTTCCTTAAATGCTTTAGACATTCCTTTATAGAAGCTGTCCGTAGCATAAATGTTCTCGAAGATATTGGTGAACGTATTGAAGTCTTTTACTCTATCGTAAATAGTAGACAGCTTAATGCTCTTTGTTCTAGTGTTAAACGGGTTAACAACTTTGAGATCCTCAAGTTGATTGAGGTTAACATTTTGTTTCAGCTCGTTAAGTCGGCTCGCAAGATTAGCAATAACAGAGTAGTCTTCTTCCAGCGCACCAACTTTGTTGAACGCTGTCTTTGCTGATACTGTGCCTCCTGATTCCTGAACCCTGATGTCTGTAACATAACGCTGGCCCGTTCCAGTCGAGAGTTCGAAAGAAGGATTAATAGTCCCACTATCTATAGCGGTGGAAGGTACAGGAATCGCGATGCCACTCTCCAAGAAAGTGAGCATGGCTACAGGATCGTTATTAAATATACCCCTACCTTTATCGTCTAAGAAAACTTTGCCCTGACCTCCGTAAACCTTAGGCATTGAACTAGCCTTCTTGGTGAATGCGTCTGTCTGAACAGGATACTTTTCTTGAATTCTCTTCTTCAGTTCCTTAGTCAAGGTGTTCAATGACGCCCTGTCCATTTTGTCAGTAGCGACACCCAGACGTTCCAACTGATCCACAGTAAGTTGATGCGCAAAACCTGCGTTAACCAAAGGGTCTATTCCTGAGGCTTTTATTCCTCTCTGTTGTGCTTTAATTTTTCTCTGTTGTGCTTCAAACTTTGCTACTTCACTACCAACCAAAGGTTGGTCACTATGTCCCTCAGTTAATTTAAAGGTACCGTTTTCCTCCTCTTTGATATTCTGTGACGTATTTTCGGGAGCACCTACTTTTCTTACTCTAGCAGCACGAAGCCCTCTTTTCTTGTCCTCTTTATACTCAATAAAAATTGCAGTATACGGGGCACCTTCACGGTCGTAATAAGTCACCTTATCACCTTTTTTGAACTGCCCTCTCTTTGAAAATTGTTGCTCTAATGTTAGCTCAGTACGAGTATCAACTCCCTTGGCATCTGACTCAGCTTGCTTTGCTAAGTTTGCATCGAGAGTTTCCTTTGCTTTCATCCGCATGAAAGCCGCTTTCTTCTTTGAGAAAGCACGGTTCTCATTTTCAGCAAGCTTGAGTTCTCTAGTAGCTCTAACAGCAGGGTTACCTGTTAAGGCCATGATACGCTTTTCCATTTTTTGATGGAGCTTCCTCTTCGCATCTATGGATAGAAGCGTGGCCTCGTAGTCTTGTTTGTAGTCTGGGTTTATTTTCTTAGCTGGGTGCTCAGAAGTAATTGCAACACTACCAGCTACAGCTTGTCCTTCCGAATCAGCTAACGCCTGTTCAGCGGCAGTTCCTTCTATTTCAGGGTTGTTACCCTGTTGAAGGTTCTGCGCCTGCATGTTTGATATCTCCGCTTCGATGGCCTCGCTAGTTACCTCTGTCTGCAAAAGATAGTTAATCTCATCTAAATCTTCTTGAGTTAGTTCTTGGGTTTCTTCCTCAATAACTACATCTGCCTCGCCTACTACATCTTCTTCTTCGTCAATTGGCGCAGAAGATAAACGCGCCTCCATTTGTGGACGCTCTGATCTTTTGTATTGCCTTACTTGTCTCTCCGCTTCTTGTGCTGTGGCAGGAGATCCTGCTTCCCTTAGTTGATCGCCAAGTCCTTGAGCCTCTACGTCAGCTTCGAACTGTTTAAATACTTCTTGCTCCACTCGTGCAGCAGCGGCTCTGTCTAAAAATTTATCGGGAGCAATATTTTTAGCGGCCTTGCTAACAACATTACCTCCTCCACCTAATGCAGCACCTATGAGGAATCCATGCCAAACTTGCTGTATCCTATCTAGCATCCCCGTGTCTTGGTTCGTGTAGACATCCTGAACTATGATGTTGAAGAACTCGTCTAGTCCTTCTTCAAATCCTTCGTCCAATGCCGACCTTGCAAACTTCTTGGGGGCTTCCATCAATGCGTGTTTGCGCGTCACTTTCTTGAGTGAGTTCTTAATTAACGCTTTGAAAGTTTCGTCGCCTACGTTACGGCCAAGAACATTAGACGTGATCTGCCTCATCTGTCGGAAGCTCATCCCTTGAAGAAAGGCATCTTCCAAACCACCCCTCCCAAGAACTGAGAAAGAGGACGTTAGTAAACCAGTTATTGTTCCTGCTGTTAGGGCAGATCCAAATGCTTTATCGTGCGATTCTTGTTTTACCCTTTCTTCGCTCCACCCTTCTTCCCATTGTCCGTCTTCCCCTTTATGCTTACTGGTTAAGTCATCGGATACTGTTTTAAATACTGCACCATAAGTATTAGCACCTGACCTAGTAGCGGCAGGAATAAATGCAGCGGTTCCAACTCCAAGCTTCGAAGCGATGTTGCCGTTGTATGCTTTGACAACGGCGAGAGTTCTTTCTTTGGTGGCACCTTTTAAGGCACCTGCTTTTAAAATTCTTTCGGCTGCTTGCTCGGCAGTTTCTTTACCGACTGTCTTTAGCATACCCCTAGAAGCTGCGGATATAACAGCTCTAGCAGAAGCCGTAGCTGTTGATTTTGCCCCAGTGTAAGCAGCCAATCCAGCTAAACTGGTGCCAGCAGTGGGCTTAGTTACAAGAACAAGACCAGCTGTAACAAGGGCATCTGCAAATAGTGGAGCAATAGCTTCCGCTAGATCTTGTTCGCCGCCCATTTCTAAGCCAAACACTTTAGCTATTTCTCTGTCGTGCGCGTTGTCTTCCGCAATTTGAAGTAATCCTTCGCGCCCCCAGTCAGTGTCCATGGCAGCACCTATTCCATAAGCAATAGACGTTGCTCCTTCCCACACACTACTTAGTACCCCTTTAGCTCTGTGTAGTATTGGGCTGAAATCAAATTCAGCTCTAAATTTTTCTAGGATCTTAGAGTTGCTTAGACCTCTCTGCTTTCCTTCAATAAGTGCGTCTCCCCACTCCTCAGAAAACGCATCGTCTTTACTTAAAAGACCAGATATCCTTTCGAAGTTATCTACTACGGCTAGTTCTCTTTGAGCATTTGCTTGGGCTGCTTCGGCTTCAGTTACGTTAGCTTGTCTTAAAGCTCTGTTAAAATCAGAAGGAGATAGCATAAGTTCGTTAGCAACGAGAACCCCACTGTATCTTGTCTGGTATACGTTCTGCCCCAACTCCTCTTCGTTATCAGTATACTTGAGAAATGGTTTAACGTTTTCTTTAGAGTCTCCTTCGAACGCATACTTGACTATTAGCTCACTGACTACGTCTTCCAACACTTCTGAACTAAATCCAGTAGCTTCGGACAATTCTCCTATGAGCCTGAGTTTAGCTACATCAGTCCTTTCTTGATAATAGTCTTGGAGAGTTTTTTTATTACTCTCCGCTATAAGTTCGTCACGTTCCTCATCATCCCCCACCAAATCATTCCATCCTATGCGGAATGTACGCACGATATCGCTGAACCCATCGGTCGCCCAATCGTTAAGCTTATCACCAGCATCCCAAGTTGCATTCTCCCCATAGTTTTTAGCCAGCCCATATAGGGCCGCTTTGTTTGCTGGGTCAATGTTCTCAATAACTTCTCTTACCTCAGCTTCTGCCAGAAGTCTTTGATCAACTTCATATCTCTTGAGACCTTTGCCTTGCGGATGTTCTTCTCTCTTGTAGCGTAAATTAAATAAATGCTTCGGAGTTACCCCATACTTAGCAGATTCCCTAATAACGTCTGACTCAGTCATTCCTTCGGGAATGTTTCCCCCTAAGAAAAACTCGTTTCCTTCTTCGTCTTCAATGACTGCTGCAAGCAGCTCTCCCTTTTTAAACTTATCTGTAAATTTCTTTTGGTTTGTTCTACGAACAATCTCAGATAGTTCTACAGCTTGATCTGGATCAATATCGAACGGCGATGCATCTTCATCTAAGTCTTGCGCAGTAGCGTATAAGTTGATCTTCTGCCTATCTTCCTCAGACAAGTATTGATTCTCAGTGTCTTCTTCATCGAGAAGTGTTTTTATTGAAGAGCCTAAATCTGGCTTAGAGTAAGAGCTAAGTATGTCCTCAATTTCTTGTGAGTTGTCCTCAGTAAGTATTCCTTCCTCACTTAAAACTTGACTGAGGTTATAATTGATTTGGCTCTCTATTGTTTCATCATACTTGCCTGCTGCTAAGTATTCATTTCTGACATTTTCAGTATACCTTCCGTAACTTTCGAGAGGGTTATCGTAAGGGTTTTCAATAGACCAATCTTGATAGGTCGTTTCAACGAAGGGTGCGTTTAGGTTGCTTGGGTCTGACATAGCAGAAGCGGTTATGTGTTGTTTGATTTACTGTGATTTAAAGGATTCTATCAATTGTTGCAATTGTTGAAGCTGATCTGATGTCATGCCATCGGGCAAGGCTATGGTTTGCTTTCGTCGCATGCTATTAGCAGCCCCTTGTGGGTCTGCTGCTTTTTCTAATCTCTCTCGCATTAGCGCAGGTTCTCTTCTTTTCTGAAGAGCCTCTGCATCTAACTCTGCAAGAGTTACTAGCGCACTCGAAATGTCTGTAACACCACGATTTTTTAACGTTGTGCCATCACTAAGTTTAAGGTTTTGAACAATCTCGGCTTGTTCTCTGGCTATCCTGTCACTTGTCTCGTCTGGTTTTTCTCCATCAAGAGGTGCCGATGTAAAGTTATCTTGAATGTCTTTAATTGTTGTTCGTAGCTTTGAATATTCATCTTGAGATAACTTGAGTTCAGCATCTAGTCTTGCTTCTTGTGCTTTAGATGCAGTCGCGCTTGCTTCAGCAGTTCTTCTTTCGGCGGCAGCTCTGCCCCTATTGAAATTAGCTTCATTGATTTTTGCCTCCATTGCTTCTGCTGGAGTCGTGATCCCATCAGCATTGGCAAAGTTTTTAAAGTCTACAGGGTCAATACCAGCGGTAGCCATTCTAGCCATAGTCTGTAGGTTTTTATCGGCGGCATCGGCTTCAGCTTGGCGTGACTTCAATGAATCTGTGGCTGATTTAAATATAATATTAGCTGCTGGGTGCTTACTTAATATCTTGGCATTCTTCATACCAAAGGCAGCTATGTCCCTTTGCTTTTGGAAATTATTCTTGTTGGGATCGTCGATAATATTGTTTAAAGATTTTGTGAGTTCTTCTGTGCGTTCACCAAAATCTATTTCTTCTTGTGCCTTGCGTTTCTTTTCTTCGAACTCAAGCAAACTACTTTGGTAAGCTAATTCAGAATTCCTTTCTCTCAGTAACTGAGAGCGTAACTTCATCATTTCCTCTAGCTGAGGCTGAAGTTCTTGGTTCTCGTACGCAGTGATGAAGCCGCTTTCCCTACTAGTCAGACCATAAGTATTCCTTAATGGCTTGATATCACGGTTAAAGAAATCGTCAGTTGCAACTGGAAATTGTGGTTCAGCCATGGCTTTATGCTATTTTGATTGGAGGGTTTCTAACTTCCATAGTTCTTATGGGTTGGCTCTTTCCATCAATAACCATATTGCCATCCCTGAAAACTGGCCCCATATTGCCTCCCCTGAAAACTGGCCCATCCTGTCCTCCTACGTTAACGTTTGGCATAAAGTTAGGGTTATTTTTCATACGATCCATAAGCATTTCTTGAAGGCGCATATTACTCTCTCTGGTTTTAGCAACTCGTGCTTCTGCTGCGTCTCTCGCAGCTAAGAACTGCGGCGTAGCTACAGCTGGTGCGTTGCTTTCTGGTGAACTAGCCCAATCAGCCGCTGCTTTATTTGCCGCAGCAATGAATCCTTTTTTCCTAAGCATCCTTGCTTTTCGTAAACCAGCGTTTCTTGAGTATAAAGACCTTCTTGAACCAGACCCCAAGGTTCTGTTAGGGTCTTGCATTCTTTTATAGAAGTCTTCGTAGCTCCCTAATTGCTTCCGCTCACGTTCCCTCCTTTTGGCTATCATCTCTTTGGATTTGCCTCGGACAAATTTTCTCCTCTCCTCCATTATCTCCCTGTCCATTTCTTTCCTGCCAATGCCCAGCTCGGTCATTCCAATTTCACGCAAGTCATTAACGCCACCGTCTCCATCTATGTTATTAGCTTTAACTTGTTCCGTGATTCTTCTCCTCAACGCTCTACGTTGGTTGAGATTAGAACCGTAATCTGGATCAGTTAGAGAACCTGACTCTATGCCTGCTTGAGAGTAAGGGTCGGTAACTAACTTAGGCAATTGACCGCTACCAGTGACTCCCTGATCGGGGTTGGTGGCAGGTTGATCTGATACTCGTCCTTGTGATTCTGGTTCAGCGGCAGCCGTGGCTCGTGTGGGGTTGTTCTCATCAAAGGCCGCAACCATATCTGAAGTTTCGCCTGCTGCTATAAGCCTCTCACGCTCTTCTCTATTTTCACGAGCTGTTTCTTCGGAGATGGCAGGTTGCTCTGATACTCGCTCCCCCATAGGTGGAGTGTTATATTCGATGACATCACCACGATTTGGTTTTCCTGTGGGTACATTAGCAGCTTGACTAACTGCACCTCCTGTTACACCTGCCGTTCCAGCATCACCTGTCGGGCCAGTCACTCCAGATTCCCCCAGCCTCTGCTGCTTGTCCTCTTCCATCCTACCCTGAACTATTCTATTACGTTGTTCTACCTGTTCGGGAGTTCTAAGCTGATCTAATGAAGAACTACTCAAACCCCCTGATGGTTGCAGCTTTCCTGTTTGCAAACCCCCCGATGATTTAAGTGCCTTTGCTTTCTTTTTTTTAGGTTCAGCCATAAGTTAAATTATACAATTTGAATTAAAAAAAGTCAATCGACTAGGGTAGTATCAGCGTTTTGTAAAGCTCCACTTAATGTTTTTATAGATCGTGGAGGCTTATTGAAAGATACATCTCCTTCTTTTGGTGGGTCGACAGCTACTAAACCTAGTCTTTGACGAGCGCAATCTAACGCTAAAAACGCTGCATCTGCAAGGTCTGGACTTTTACCAAAGCGAGCTTTGTATTCAGGTTTACTTTCAATTTTCATACGAAGGGTCGAACCCTTTACATGATCATAATTTCTTCCTGTTATTTCTTGTGCTAAATCTGAACTGACCCCAAAGATTTGACGAGTCCTCATCAACTCTTTACCAACAAACCAAAGTTCAGATACCCTATTAACGTAAAGTTCATGTCCTACAAGTTTGCTGTTGACGCTGACGCGCTTGTCACTTGCTTTGCCTCCGAATGAAACCCTCATAAAGCGGCCAGACCATTCACCTGCCAGAACGTCACAAAACGGAGCACCAGCTCCAGTAGCGTCCACACTTACATTTTCAGGTGGGACGTTATGCTTTGTGCATAAATCTTTGATTTGTTTTACAATTTGGTAAGTCCTTGGAATCGCCTTATTAGTTGCGTCATCGTTTAAATGAACGGCTTGTCCAAACTCTATAACATATTGACCACTGCTGTCATAACCACACTTAGCTAAAAAAGCGATACACCTATCGCCTCCATTCGTGAAGGCCGGATCGATACCGCAAAGGTTAATCGGAGTGCTCTGCCATTGAACAGAGTTCATAGCTTTACTATTTGCTATTTCGTTTTCTGTATAAATACCTGTGGTCTCATCACTATCAAAGAAAACAGCTCTGACCATTCGCATATAACCTCTGCTTTCAACTCCAAGTAATGCTTTGTCTTCGGCAAGTTTTTCTTCCGTGGGTAGCCATGGGTAAATAGTTTCTCCTGCTAGAATGTTGGGAGATCTCTCTCCATCTAAACGAACATATTTTCCTTTCCATTTAGTGTCCCACTCATCGGCAGTATTTGTGTCCACACTATCCCATCCGTCTTTAGGGGTTGACCAAACCCCAAATGCGTCGAAGCGGCTATTAGGGTTAGACATACCGATCATTTGAAATGAAGGGTTTTTACTCAAGTTTGTAAGACCTGCGTTAAGGATAGCTTCAGAAAGTTCTGAAAGCTCGTCGCCAATAAGGATCACGCGTTTTTGTTTAATACCAATGAATTTACCTACCGCTTCTTTGGTTTTACTTTTTTCCGCTGAGATCAATGAAAGCCCAGCTCGTTCTATAAGAATGTCTTTTTCGTTTACATAAGAAGCGTTGCCTATTGAATCCCGTATCTTGATCGGTGCATCATCAATCACGGATAGGAGAGACATCACACTGCCCCATATACGTTTACGAGCTTCGCGTAGTGTAGTGGAAGTCATAAGGACTAGAGTGTCTTGGGGTTGACACAGCCAATTGATTATCCCCCACGCAGCCATTGTATGTGATTTTCCAGATGATGCACTTCCCCCAACAGCAAGATATTTATTGTTGATCGCAGCTCGTATCATCATCTCAGCCCACGGATGCTTAACCATTAACTTTTCTGGGAGATCTTCGCGGTTCCATAACTCATCACAAATTCTCCAGAAATAATATTCACGAGCAAGAGGTTCTTCATGTTTAGCAAAACCATAAAGAAGTGCTGTCAATAAGCTAGTTGGGGGGATAGAGAAACCGCCCACGTCCATCCTTTTTGTTTTAGGACAAATTTTAGGTTCTAGTAACTGCTTGCTCCTCTCTTCCTTTAAAGCCATATTTAAGTAACAATAAGTCTTTTAATATGAGTATCAATTCCAAAGAAGAAATACAAAAACGCGCAGTCGAAATGTATGAAGCAGACTGGAAAACTGCGGCTATTGCCAAAGAACTTGGTGTTCATGCTGGTACAGTAAGAAGATGGTTTAAAAAACGTGGTATTCCTGCCCGTAAAAACGGTGGAATTGAGTCTAAAATCGACACAACAGAGAAACATGTCGAAGAAGTGGACGAAAGTAAACTCACAAAAGAAGCTGCCATACTAGCCAAACATGATGCGCGTATGAAAGAAGAGGAAGAGATATTGCAAATTGCAGAAAGCCAAGCAAGTCCTGCCGATAAATATCAAAATTATATAGCTATGGCAGCGATTAGATTGGCTAGGGACAATATGAAAAACATAAGTGGCCCTAGAAATATTAAAGAGCTTTCTGAACTAGACCAACTTATCCGCAGGAATCTTGGTCTGAATTCTAAAAGTAGTGGGGGTGACGCCAACAAAATGCAAATTGATATTTCTATACTGAATAATAAAAGAGCCGATACGGGTAATGGAACAGTAATTGATATACAGTCAGATGATTAACAACTTTGAAAATTTTTCGTGGGAGTATAATCCAGAGGAAGATCCTTATGTAAAGCGGCAGATAACGCCAGAGAACACTAAGGCAGTTCGGTATGAAGAAATAATGTTCTTCAATCAACTACATGAAGCCCTTGTAGGAGTAGTTGAAAAACCAGATGGGCCACCTATTGCGTGTTATGACAGCCTCAAGTCTCTTGCAATTTTGCAAGATGAACACGGTCTTGATGAAGACGATGCAAGAATGGCACTCAACCAATTGATGGATACTGACCTTGGCCCAACGGCTCCTTGTTTCCTAGATACAACAATACTTGAAAAATAATGAGCTTATTTAAAAACAAAGAACTCGTTCATAATCCAAGAGTTTTAATTCGTAGAACTGATACTGAAGATGTTTCCTTTACAGTGAAACAACTTGAAGGTGCTTTTTATAGAGTTAAACCAGAAAACATGAAGGAGATTTTGTTTTTACAAGGACTTAAAAAAAACATATTTTTATATAGTCCTGCTTCTGGGGACGGATTAATTATTACCCTCAACTTGTTTTGATCGTAGGTATTGATAACGGATTGAACGGGGGTCTGTGTGCCATATCTAAAGCTGATGGTCTTGTCATAGATAAAATGGTAATGCCTACAAAGGTAGTATTAAAAAAGAAAGAGGTTGATACTCTAAAAATAAAAGAGTGGATCTTAGATTTAAATACTCCTTTTACAATCGCGATAGAAGAGCCACTCAAACACGCCAAAAGTTCACAAGCAGTAAGGTCGATGGCTTTAAGCTTTGGTAAGATTGTAGGTATGGCAGAAGCAAACAGGTATGACGTGCAAAGAGTTTCTGTGCATAAATGGCAAAAGCGTATGTTGGGTTTTGTGCCCAAAGGAAAATCAAAAGAAGTTGCACTCGAACGTGCGCAACAACTGGCCGAAGACGAGTGCTGGATCAAAAACAAAAGGTGCCGCAAACCCCATGACGGGATGATAGACGCATTCTTGATTGCTCGCTATTTGTGGGAGGTCTAAAGAATTTGAAAAATTTCTTTGACCGTTCTACGCTCCTGTGATTACGTGGGCGAATGAATCAACCCGACCACTCTGAAAGAGGCCACGCAGAGTTTTCACCATCGTCACTAAAATACGTGGCAGGGTGCGCTGGATACAAAGGCAGAGATGGTTCTTCCGCAGCAGCAGAAATGGGGACAAGGATTCATGAGGCTCTTGAAATAGAAGATCCTAGTAACTTACAGAGTGAGGAAGAAGTAAGCATTTATCAGGAGATCATGAATGATCAGGCTGAGTATCTTATGAACTTCGATTCGTTGGAGCTTACCGAAACTCACTCAGAGATTATGTTAGACGTTGCACTCAACGGCACTTCAACATATGGAACCTGTGATTTCTTAAATGTGTATGAGGGCACAAAGGGGGTGTTGATCGATTATAAGACTGGCATAAGCAAGATCGACACCCCCGATAAAAACTGGCAATCTAAAGCTTACACTCTTGGATGCTTTCAAAAGTTCCCCAAACTAGAAACCATTGAGTTTGTCTTTTTTATTCCGCAAAGGAATGAAATCTTATCTCATACTTTTAAGAGAAGTGACGTAAAGCAACTTACTGAAGAGTTGTCCGAAGTAATTATCAAAGGTGAAAAAGTAAGACCTAAATGGGATACAGGAACACCTGATCTTTCAGAGCTTACCCCCACAGTAGATTGCAGATTTTGTAGGTATGAAGATGTGTGCCCAGCTTTAGGGGGGCTTGTTGTTGAAGTAGCGAAGAAAATAAATCCCCGTCTTCCTGATGTGGATATTGACTCCACTGAAGACCCCGAAGTTGTAGAACAACTCTGGGCTATCGCAAAAATAGTAACTAACTGGGCAGAAGGGTTTAAGAAAAGGGCGGTTGCTTTGGCCGAGGATGGCGTCGAACTCCCTACGCTACGCCTTAAAAAACTTGGGGTAAGGAAAAAAGTTACCGACCCCAGCACATTTATTTCTATTGCAGACAAATACGGTGTTGACACTGAAACAATCCTGAGCAATGTAAGCCTCCCTGTGAGCAAGATTGCTAAAGCCGTAGGAGACACTGCTGAAAAAGGAGGCAAACAAAAACTGTCTGCTGAGTTTTTAAGCGAATGTCAGGACGCAGGAATCATAGAAGAATCTCCCTCTCGACACACACTGTCGTGAGGAAACATAGAACCAAGAAACAAGAAACATGAGTAAAGAAAAAACTGAGCTTGCGAAAGCTCCCTCTACTGCCCTAACAACATCTGCAATTTCAGATACGTTAGATCAATCAGACATTGATATTCCAAGAGTCAATGTCGTTCAAAAGACCAGCGACATAACTGGCCCTGATGGAACTCCTGCTCCGTATGGGTCTCTTGTATTAGACAAGAGAATCATTCTTGCACAACCAGAGGAACCAATTCAAGTGGTTCCCCTTAGTGCTACTAAAGCATGGAGAGAAGATGTTCCGTTTGAATCGGATGACATCCCACGCATTGCAAATAATGTCGAAGAGAAGAACAAACTCAGCACGGACTCGGAATATCCTATTCTTGAGTTTGCTGAAATTACTCTTCTGTTTAAGGGTAGTGATGACGTTGAGTCGTTTCCTTTCCCCCTTGGTAAAGACAATTATGCAATGGGCAGGATTAATGTTGCGAAGGATGCTTATCGTCAAACCTTCAAAAGGTTGGCGACATTTGCTGTCTTTAACAAGACAACGCCCATTCACAAACGTCTATGGAACTTTCAATCAACTGCTATCACCCGTGGTAAATACAGTTGGTTTGCGCCGTCCCTAACCATTACTAACGAAGAACCAAGTGATGAAGTCGTAGACTTTATCTCTGGTTATTTAGGATAATGGATGCGGTACAAACTCAAATGGAAGTCTTATCGGTTGAAATCGAAAGGCTTGGGGAAATAATCGACAACATTGAAAAGGCCGTCGAAGCAAGCAAAGTTGATTTACAAGCCACAAAGATTATCAGAGATAGTCTTGTAACAGTGCTTGGCAGCTACTCCACCACAGCTCCTCTAGAACTGGGGTTGGATGTTGAGGAAACGGCACAAGAATAATTCCGACAAGGAATAGGTAATGCGGCGGCCTTGGCTTGGGCTGGTTAATTTCATTCACCTAGAGGTAACCGCATAAAAGCCTCTTCCCCCACCCCGACTCCCCTTTTTAGGCAATCAAAGGGGGGTCGGGGTTAACCCTATATACCCTATGGATAAAAATATTTATGCAGTAGATTTTGAAACCTACTATGACAAAGAGTGCAGCATTAAAACTCTAGGAACGTTAGGCTATTTTAGCCACCCACAATTTGATGCATACATGGTTTCCGTTGTAGGAAACGATGGAACTAGTTTTGTTGGGCACCCAAAAGATTTTAACTGGGATATCCTTACAGGAAATATTGTGCTTTCGCATAACGCTAGTTTTGATGAGACCCTGTATCTTTACGGAGTAGAACATGAATGGTGGGATTCATGTGACCCATTTGAGTGGCACTGCACAGCAGACCTAGCCGCTTATTGTAAGCTCCCAAGATCCTTGAAAGGATCAACGGCAGAATTGTTTGACTTAACAGTAGATAAAAGCACGAGGGATAACATGTCTGGCAAGAGGTGGGAGGAAATGACAAAAGAATTTAAAGATGAGGTCAGTGAGTATGCACTAAAAGACAGTGAACTGTGCCTTAAATTATGGGAGACATTGAGTGATAAGTGGCCTGAGTTCGAAAGGAACATAAGCAGATTGAACAGAAAGATTGTTCAGGAAGGAATCCCCATCAACGAAGATCTTTTAAAGGAGCAACTAGAAACTATTAAAGTTAAGTTGTTTGAAGCAGAAGAAGTTATTCCGTGGCTGGGTGAAAAACCGTTACTTAGTCGTGCAGCATTCGATGAGCAATGCTTGCTGGTAGGGATTGAGCCTCCAGTAAGTTTAGCTGTGACTGATGAAGAATCCCAGAAATGGGTAGAATACCATAGCAAAGAATTTGCGTGGATAAGTGCGGTAAAGGATTGGCGAAGGATTAACTCTCTCCAAAAGAAGTTGGAAAGTTTTGATTACGCAACGATGCCTAACGGCAGATATTACGGGGGATGCATGTATTTTGGAGCGCATACTGGGAGATTCTCTGGATCTGGGGGAAACCTAAACTTACAGAATTTACCAAGGGAGGAAATGTTTGGTGTAAACCTAAGGCATTTAATAGCCCCTAATTCTGACAAAAGATTAATCGCAGTTGATCTTTCTCAGATTGAAGTCAGGACACTTTGCTGGTTAGCTAAGGATTCCGAAATGCTTGAAGAGATACGTAACACAGATGATATCTATGAAGCTTTTGCCATAAGGTTTGGTATGTGGGATGAAGAAAAAGGGTCAATAAAACAAGACCCCAAACTTAGGCATGCAGTGAAAGGAATGGTGTTGGGTTGCGGCTATGGGGCAGGAGCTGCTAGGTTTGCTTCTATGTCTGGTATTAGTGAAGACGAAGCTGGGAAAAGAGTTCGTAAATATCGGATGAAGATGAGAAGGGTTAAGAACCTTTGGGATAAATACACTAGTGATATCGAATGCTCCCACCAAGCTAAGTCTGAATTTACTGTGGATCTTCCTAGTGGCAGAGTTATTAACTATGGTCGGCTAAAAGCTTTAGCGGAAGGAGGAAGACTTCACTTTATAACCAAAATGCCTAAGCACGGTAAAAATATTACAGTCCGTCTTTGGGGAGGGCTTGTGGCAGAGAATGCCAGCCAAGCTTTAGCCAGAGATATTTTTTCTGATATGCTCCTGAGGGTAGATAAAGCAGGACATAGAATCATTATGCACGTTCATGACGAGATGGTAATTGAAGCAGATGAAGATAAAGCCAAGCAAACACTAGAGGATGTTATCTCCATAATGTCCAAACCTCCTGAATGGATTCCCGATATCCCAGTAGATGCAGAAGGATCAATACTAACAAAATATGAAAAATGAAATACAGATACCTTAAAAATCTTAGAGCCAAAAAAATTACAGCTTGCGATGACATGTCGCAGATTGTTGCCCAGAGACCAGTCTTTAAATCAAAAGCATTATATAGAGAGTGGTGCGGTAAAACTGACACTGATCATTATTTCTTTAGTTTGGCAGAGGGCCTTAATAGTGGGGCGCGTATCGAAGGTGAGAATAAAGTAGTTAAGGTACATGGTGTTGCTGCTGATTACGATGCGCCCGTTGACTGGGCTAACGTCGATAATATTATCGCCGCTAAGTGTGTAGATTGTATGCCTTCATGGAGGGCGATGACATACAGCGGATACATTCGTGTCGTTTTTGAATTCGAAGAAGTATGTTCTGTGCCTCATTTTCTTTATCGTCCTTTTATGGGCGAACTGAAGAAGCTTATAAATTTTTCTAAGATATTTGCTGGATACGATAAGAAGTCCGAAGAGCCATCACAGTATTTTGAATTGGGAACCGAGTGGGTTGCGCTGAATGGAAAAGTTCCAGCGGCGGTTGTCCAGACTGCACTTATCAAAGCAGCTAAGAATAACCCTCCCGAATCTGCTGACACATCTATACCCATAGAAGAAGTCGCTGCTGAAGTTCAAAAGAAATTTCCAAATCGTTGGATAGGAGACTTTGAAGTGGGGTCAAGAGGCCCTTTGTTCTGGATTGATGATGGAATTGATAGGGAGGGGTGTCAGGTATTTGAAGATGGGATGATTGTCTATTCAGACAGAGACTATGGGTGGAAGCCTTGGAGAGAAATATTTGGGCCTAGCTTTGTTAAAGGCTATGAGCAAAAGAAGATGGGGGGCTTGCTTGATGAGTATTGGTTTAATGGCAGACAATTTTTTAAGCTGTTACATGGAGCCGCACAACCTATCCCTAGAGATCAGCTTGTCCTAGAACTTAGACAGCGTGGTTTTAAGAACTCTACAAAGAAAGGAGACAACATTTCTGAAGTGGAGAATGCTATATTAGTTATAAGCAACCAGAATAGAATAAATGAAATAGCTCCTGTTGTGTTTAGACGTAACGAAATAGTCGTTGATTTCAACGGCCTTAGGATACTTAACAGTTCTAACATCCAGCCCATATTACCTTCGGGTGATCCTGACCCCTCGAATTGGGCTTGGCTCGATATGTTCTTTGATCAGTTCTTTGTGGACTCAACTGAGGTGAGAACTAAGTATTACTTCTTTGCGTGGATGAAGCGATACCACGCTGGTGTTGTAAACAACAGGGAAGATCAAGGGCAAGCGTGTATTCTTGTAGGGCCAGCTAAGAAAGGTAAGACACTTGTATCCAATAAAATTATTGCCGCCGCAGTAGGAGGGTATGCAGATGCTAGTGACTACTTGTCTGGGGGAACAAAGTTTAACAAAGATTTGGGAAGAGCAGCTTGTTGGGTAATTGATGATACCGTTAGTGCTGCTTCATTTCAAGATCAGCGCAAAGCGACAGAGCTTATTAAAAGAGCTGTAGCTAATCCCCGTATTGAATTTATGGCTAAGTATGCAGACGCTGTAACTTTACCATGGGCAGGGAGAGTTGTTGTCAGCCTTAATGATGACGCGAATAGTATGAGCGTTATACCAACTCTTGATTCAAGCAATAAGGATAAGCTCATGGCATTTAAAGTTTCGGACACGCCTTTTAATTTCCCTGTCAAAGCAAAGCTAGAAAACATTATCGCTACTGAATTGCCCCATTTCCTTGCTTGGTTGGATCAATGGAACCCACCTGCCGAGATCCTAGATGATGACAGGTTTGGTGTAAAAAGCTTTATCGACAAGAGTATTGCTCATGCGGCCTACGACAACTCAAGTAGATCACAAGTAGCAGAGCTTGTTGATTTCTTTGCTAAAGCAGCTCGTGAAAACGATGTCGAAAGAGAATGGAGTGGGACATTGACTGAGTTTCAGCGAGCTTTACACACCTACAACAACGGCAGAACTTTAGGTGCCTCAAACAAAATTGAGTTCGTGCGGAATGGATTAGCACATATGGAAGATGGTGGTAAGTCCAACTTGAAACTTAGGCCCATCAAGTCTGTTGGTAAGGGCGGTGGTAAGATATGGACTATCAATATAGAGGAGAAATATGATATCGACTTTACAGAGAATTCGAAGGACGCAATGCTCCAATAGGTAAGTGATATCCATCTACTTTATAGGTGAATCCGTAATCATCGGGTTCACCTTTTTTCTTGTAGAGTCCTGATTTCTGAATCTTGAGTCCTGTAGCCCAACCCAGCATCCATGCTCTGGTAAAATCTTTTTTTACCCTGACAAAGAAATAAGCATTGGCAGGAAGCTTCTTTCCTTCAGCACAATTAACTGAAGCAGTGTAATGAGGCTGCGGTTTGCCAGCGCAACTCTTTGCCTTTACGTCTATCTTACGTTTACCAATCTCGTAGTCGTGGGTGTATGTTTTATCGCCCACATAAACAGCTTCAGGGTACAGTTTTTCAAAGGCAACCTCCCCCAAAAAACCTGTCATTCTTCCTGCCCCTCTCGTAAAGGAGTTGGGTAGCACCCCTAATTCTTCGCTTCGTTCGAACGCTTCTTTTATATTGTCGCTGTTAGGCGTAAAGATTAGCATGCCCTTAGTTCTATGGAACTGAGGGGGCAGCTTCTTGCGTTTCATCCACTACTGGTTCGTTTATTTAATCTGTCCCAAGCAGGAAAAAATACTTCATCCATGCATCGGACTACGGCTTCTTGTTCAAAGGTTTCACAGAAGCCTACTCCAGATATACAAAGACTAGCCTCCATTAACTCGTGCCTCAGTGTTTGCATTATCTGTTGGTCTTTTAAATGCTTTGATAAAATTATGACTTTTCTATCGTGACTGTAGTAACCAAACAAACCGTCATCACTTAAATCTTCTTTTAAGATACGAACTGTTTGTCCTGCTACTCGTATAGTTTTGGGAATCCTCATTACACATAAAAATTGTTGATTCCCTTTGCATAAACTTTAGCTAACTTGTCCAAGTCAGACATAATCAAGGATACATCACTAGAATTTGATCCAAAGAACGGTTCAGATATTACAGCGTAGCAAGGCGTCTTACGCAAGAACAGTGCTCCTCGTTGCCCTCTTCCTCGCGCCTTAACCCCACGGGAACGCAACGTAGGATAATACTTATCCATTTGTTCTTTTAGTTTTGTAGCGAGTCTTTTCCCTCCCCTACTAGTCTCCCAATGTAGCCACTCATGTCCTGTAGCTTTGGGGCCAGCAGCGTTAAAATGTAATTCAATACACGCGTCGACATTATCTTCCCTCATTTTACGGGACACATAATTCATTGCCCCTACATAACTACGAGCGTTGTAATCGTCGTATACTTTGTATGGAACTTTGAGCATAGGCGTTATCAAAGGTACAAGTTCTGAGTTGAACTTATGCTCACTGATACTGTTAGGCCCTACAGTGTAAGCCCCGTTATCTCCTTCCCTTGAATGTCCTATGGCGAGTCCTATCATTTTTTGTACTTAAAAATTAATCGATAAAGAGATACAGCGGCTACTGCGATTCCTAGTATAAGAGATATCACGCGTAACCAATATTCTATCTGCTCTTGCATAGACGCAGCAATTGCTATCGTTGGAGTTAAAGTCCCAAGAAGGGTGTCTATTAATTTTGAAGAGTTCATTTGCTGCCAATTGTTATAGCCCTTAGGTATGAGTAATGACTGTGAAACTTGTGTTCTTCTCTACCCATTAGGGTACCTTCAACAAATTGATATTTTTTACCTTCAATCAACGTTATCGTCGGTGGATCGTAAAGTGCGCTCTCGTTCGCGGCTGAGTCGTTTGCCCAATCTTTCGATGCGCAACTTTGCAGCAGGACTACCAATACGGGCAAGCTCATCAATTTCATCTTCAATCTCATCTATATACCGTGTCTTTTTTAGTTCTATTAATCCTACAAAAGCTTCTAAGGCTGCTGTGATTAAACGCATTATGCGCATATTATTTCTGTTTGCTCTTTCCGATATTTAACGCCAGCCATTCGACCACGACATATAGCTTCCGCACAATGCCATCATCTTTAGGTGTGGGAGTTAAAGCACAGATAGCCGATGCCACTGCCACAACCGAAGTTAAAACTCCGACAACTTGCTGTTTGTTTTCAGTAATGAATGTAATAAGGTCTGTCATAATTATAATAAGTTAGGGACGCGTGAGCCAGATCCAGACGGATCGAAGCGAATAGTTGGTTTGGCAGCTCCCCTGTATGCGTCTAATTCTTCTTCAAGAAGCTGCTTGCATATGGCCCAATGGTAATTGGCCCGTTCAATATCTGCATTATCCTCAGCAACTGAACCCAACAAGGCGTGTTTGATTGCGTTTAAATTGCTAGGACGAACCACATCGTAAGAATTTACTAGTGGTTTAAATTGTCTTTTAACCAGTAACTTGAGAGTTTGAGATGTTTGCGTTACATCTTTACCTATTCTGTATCTTCTGAATCTAGTTACTGTGTTTGCTTGTTGTATTTCTGCCAGCTCTAACTGCTCGGTTGTATTTCCGGCAGCTGTATTTACTTCAAGAGCTTCGACTAATACAGGGTCTGGTAAGTTAGAATCCCCCGTGCGTATTTGAGTTACCGCAGTAAAGGTTTCTCCAGTCGCAGAACTTGACAACATCCCTGCCCCAGCTGTTTCAAAGTTAGTGGTGTACTCAATTGTTTCCGGCGTTGTGCTGTTATTTAAACCCGTAACAGTTATAAAATTATTGCTAGTTCTGGGTATCTGAGTCCTTGGTTTGATAGGTAACACCCTTATTATGTATTCTTTTTCAGGGTTCAACTCGTTAATGGTGGGCACAAACCCATCATCAATTAGCCCATACATACCTAAAGTTGTTCCATCAGTATTTCTTCCAGTCAACCTGTAGTCATGGAACTGCGCTCTAACCTGAGCAGGATCATCTTCAAGCAGTGCTAGAACTACAGATTCTGCTTCAGGTAATGTAAAATCTCCATCGGTTGTTTGTATCGTAGTCTCATAAAGAAGATCACGCCACATGCCCATCCCATACAGACGGGGTAGGATCAAATTAAGCTCCGCTATAAAGCTTGACCCTACGGTTTTATATTTAGACAAGGCTTCTTCTACGCCTGCCACAGTTAAAGTAGCCATACCTCATTGTAATGGCTAACACCGTTAAGGTCAAGTTATCAACTTTATCAAGTCTTTTGATAAGGGACTTGATTACGGGTCTTGGCAATAGTCACATTGACTTGATTCAGGTTCTTTAACCACCTTCAAATTATCGTAAGAACCTGTATATACCTGCTGAGTTCCGGTAGGAGTAACAACATCCACACAGGTAAGCTCTGTAATTGAACTTGTCTGTGTTAAAGAACCGTCATCAGAAATTCCAGTTATTTGAACAGCACTCGTAACTCCCACAACTTCACTAGGGCTATCAACATATGTAACACTGGCTGGCGTAGCTTCTAATGCGGAAGAAGTAATCTCATATCCTACGACCCAATAGCATGCTTCACTAGCTCCTGAGTAACCAGTCGTAGATGTTTCCACACAAATTTTAACCCAAGGTAATGTTCTTTCAGTTCCATCAGCCCACATCTTGTTATGGGGTGTTCCTTGGATCATACTGGAGTTGGACTGTCCGTCAGCCCAAGCAGTAGTTATTGTTTGAGTTGTGGTGGGGCAGGAAGCAACAGAAACACTAGTAGTTGTAGTGGCAGGAACTGTCGTGAGTGTTAATGTTTCAACGGGCAAATCTCCGAAGCAACGAACCAGCCCATCTTCTACAATCCCCACAAACTTATCTCCAACTTTGATTGTTTCGTTCTTACGATTACCGTAAATCTCAATAGTGTCCCCATTTGTAGCTACGTTTATCTGAGCAACTCCAGAAACCCTATTATCCCCAGAACAATTTTCTGTTTGGCCTTTACTCGTTAGTGTTCGTAAATTTTTAAAGTCATCACTCTCTGTATAGTCTTTGTAAACATTCTGGCCCCCACCTACGTTTTTGAGTGCATCATACCCATGTATCCAAAACATAGGGCCACGCTGCCCTTCTAAAGCTCCCATGACTTGGGCTTGTCTACCGTCTACATCTGAATCGAACTGATGCTTTACAAATTTAAAATCCTGTATGAAGCATATGGGGATATTGTATTCCCCATCTTTCCCCACACCCCCAACACCATCAGGTAAAGTAAAATTAGTAGATGCTGGGACTTCAGTGCCTTCTCCAACTTTTAATACGTAAGGTGAAGGTGCTTCTTCTCCTTCGTTCTCTGCCTCCTCTGTTTTTATGTTCCCGTGATCATCAGTTTTAAACTGAGCGTAAACTACACACTCAGATTGAACTGCTATCTGCAACGGTGTTAGTGGGTATCTCTTTACAGATTCAGCGAGTGGGTGAATTACATACAAGAATGCTTTAGATATACATACAGTTTTATCTTCTTCCTGAAGATTATATGGTTCGTGCTCTTCTCTGAAAGGGATAAACTCTCCGGCAATCCTCTCCCCTTTTTGATCAGAAAAAGGTCTTGCCTGATAAAACTCAGAGTTGCCCTGTTCTATTGTTGGGCTTGGGGCGTAATCACTAACCCTAGTTAACTCTGGTTCTTCACCCGTCAAACCCATCTTAGGTCTGTTATATTCTACATTGAACCCTGAATCTGTATCATTATCAGCCATTACATTCCATTAGAAGAGGGTTTATGGACAGTCCATTTTGTCCTGAGATACCCTCCTCTTGCTGGTTCCTGAGTGTCTTTGGCAACATGAGTTTCAGGTATGCTAGACGGGCTAGTTGTTGGAACTGTTTTAGTATAAGCGGTATACTTGTATACAGGATCTACTGTTCCTGAAGTGCAGCTAAGTTCACCCCCGTTCATCAAACAAGGAGGTATATTGATTTGAACATACGGGGTTCCGAATGTAAAAGACTGAGGCTCAAAGTTTTGAACTTGAAGACCAGTGAAAGGAGCCGCAGACCAAGAAACAGCAACATCTGTTTGGCACGATCCCCTAAACGATTCGGGGTTCATATTATACTCCACGAAGGTTGTATTCTGACCATCGTGTTTCTCCCACGGTATTATCTGAATAGATTCCAATACGGGAGGGAATGAGTGATCCATAGCAGTTGAATAAGCCTGCACAAGGATGTTGCCAACTCCATTAGAGACCGCTCCGTCAGGTGCCCCAGCTACTGTTTCTTTTTTTACCACCTCAAACCAATCGGTAGATACTTGCCTGCCCTCCCTGTAAGAAGCTATTCTTCTAGAAGGGATAGATGATGTATCTCTAGTTTGGGACTTCCAATATCTGGCACCCCCATCACTAACTAAACTCTCAATACTTTGATTAGTAGCAGTATTTGCTTCACTTATTGTTTCCCCTCTGTAGTGGTAAGAAACTGTTTGAGTTAAGTTATACTGGGATAAGTCATCCCATGCTATTGTTTTTATGGGGGTAGGATCAATGTATGTCCTTTGCTCAACAACAAAAACCCCGTCTAACTCTTTATCACCAATTCGCTTTTGATCGCGAGCCATCAGCACGTAACCTTTGCCTGTGAAGTTAGCTGAAGTTGGTGCAACAGGCATAGCAGTTCCTGCGGCATGAGCTGCGGCATCTTCGGTAAATGAAGAACGAAGATCTACATAAGTCCTTACAACGGTATCAAACTTTGTCTGCCCCAAGTTGGCTTGAGAAAATTCAAAGTTATACTCATCTTGTGATTCCCTAGCATTGACGTAAAAGTAAAAATAAAGCTGACCATTTTGATCAGCTTGTTTGACATGCGCCAATATGTGATTAGGAAACTGCACCTTGTCTGGGTGCGGTGTTCCATAAGCAGGAGGAGTCTTGCCCACCCTCTGAGCGTCTACAGTTTCGTAGAACAGAAGGTCTTGTACATTCGGAGATACGAACGTTAAAACAGTCTGCCGCTGAGGGCTGGGCTGGTTCCTCTGTACAGGCATTACTCTGCTACTTCTTCAACTTCAACTGGGGCAGGAGCATCTTCTTCCTCAGAAGGAACGGGGTCATCTGCAAACTTCTCAGCAAGATATCTGGCGGCACCTGAAACCGCAAGCCCACCCTCTGTTGGATGCTTGACTGCGAGGTCGATTAGATTGACGAGCACTCGTCTTTCGTCGGCGTTTAGTTCGATTGTTTTAGTATCCATATGGGTTCAAACTAGGGTTGATAGGCAAATTTTTCAAGGTTTTTAAACGAAAAAAGATTTTAGGTGGCCTACGCGTAACTTAGGCACTACCAAAGGCTTAATACCTGTAGCATCGTAGCAGTTGCGGCAGAAGCTTACATCTTCAAAAGACATGTCTTTTATGTCCATTTTAGCTCCTCCGTTTGGGTTTTTGCATCCTTTTATCTCTACAGGATTAAGAGGGTAGTAGGGATACTCCATCTCTTCATAAATAGATCTGTGGACTTTGGTAAAACCAAACCCACACCAGTCTACTTTAATTAGCTTTGAGGGAGACTCTTGTGCTTTCTTCTCCATAAAATCTCCAGACAAAAAGGGCATGTGTAAATGTTTACGGAAGTAATCCTCATCCCACTTACCTACCATTGCTGTATCCGATCCATCACTCTTATACCAACCCGTTACAAATTTGTGTTTAGGATCTATTCGATGCAAATGATCTATTTGATCTATTGAAAATTGTATATCGGAATCAATCCAAAATAACCATTCTGCTTCAATTGGTCTTGTGTCGTAGTTGCCCCTACCTCCTGTGGCTAAGAAATTTCTAGCGAAATTTAAGAACAAACCACTACAGGTAAATATCTGTGAATTGTTTTTCTCGCACCAAGACTGAAGTTCTAGGTATTGTTGAAATAACTTACCATCTATACCTCGATGATCTATTGGGATTAAAAATACTGTATTAAGCATTAGCTAAAGAATCGATGTATTCAACTGAGGTAGTGTCCACTTCAGCAGGGCTATCTGCTATGGCCTCCTCTTCATCATCTTCTTCAACATCAACCTCTATTACAAGTTTATCAATATCTTTTCTTTCTCCATAAACAACGTAGTAGTAATTCAAAGGCTCATCAGTATTTGATCCAACAACAACATCTCCGTTAGCCTCCATAGAAGAAACGAAGAGACATTGTTTAGATCCAATAGCTGTAAGCTCTACTGTCATGCTATCGAGATCTACTAACCCATCCCAATAATCCGGCATAGTTATAGTGTTGGAGGTGCTCTTACCTCGGAAGTATACACCAATCTCTGGCCCCTCAAGAGAGGCATGTACAAGCTGCTTGTTCTCTTTGGTTGGGTGATCAATTACGAAACTCTTATAAGATCCTTGAATGCTACCATTGACTTGTAGTGCGTAGTAACCCGATACAGAACTGGTTCCTATACCTACGTTGCCTTGGATAAGCATTCCGTTAGTAGGAGCCGTAGATGAAGTGTAACTAGCTCCGATAGCTACACCCCCATTAACTGCGAGTTTGCTCGAAGCAGTTGTAGTTCCTATTGCAAAATTACCTCCGCTAGTAATTGCACTCTCTACACCACTACTAGCACTTCCCCCATTCGGTCTGAACCTAAATCCTTTGCCACTTCTAGCAGCAAAATACATATGATCGCCAGCTTTAGCGAAGATTCTGTGGTGACCATTTGTTAAGTTTGTTGTTCCGATTCCAAATGATCCATAGTCCCCACCATAAGTGCCATCGACATCAATCTTACTGTTGGCATCAGTGATAGTGACATCAGCTAAAGAAGCGTTGCTTCCTGATTTGTAAAATGTAGAAGCATGATACCCATCTAGTTTATCCGCATCTAATCCAGAGCTACTGCCGTCAACGGTCTTGATTGCGGTAAGAATCTCACTAGCAGTCTGATCTCCTTTAGCTCCGCTTTCAATTCCATCTAACTTATTCTTGAGTGTTGTGGTAAAATTCTTTTGAGTAAGTCCTCCGTCTCCGACTGAGTAAGTTGTATTAGTATCTGTCCAAGGAACGTTGACATACATCTTCTCAGATGAAAGTTCGACGGGATAGTTCTTTCCGTTCTCGGAATACCCAATCTTAACACCGCCTCTAGTAGAACTAGTAGCAAGTGGAAGAGAGTAGTTATTCGCGTTAGTCGCAATACCATCTAACTTACTCTTGAGTGTTGAGGTAAAATTCTTTTGAGTGAGTCCTCCGTCTCCTACTGAGTAAGTTGTATTTGTGTCAACCCAAGGAACGTTGACATACATCTTCTCAGATGAAAGTTCGACGGGGTAGTTCTTTCCGTTCTCAGGATACCCAATCTTAACACCACCTCTAGTAGAACTAGTAGCAAGTGGTAGTGAGTAAGCAGAAGGGATTGTGGGAGTATTAGTAAAATTATTATAATTTAGATAATGTGAGCCATGGTTTCCATCAAGTGTATCTGCGTTTACATTATCATTAGTAGTAAGAACTTTGTATTGGGTCGTGTCACCGTCAGCGTAGATTGGGCCAGTCGTTGCAAAACCACCCTGTGCAATTTGATCTAAATCAATTCTAGAACTTTCAGTGAAAGATCCGTAGTTGTCTACAGAGGGTGGGGTGGTAGCATCTGGAATAAAATCTCGAAGAACCCAACCGGAAGATTGAAAGTTATCTCCAAGGATAGCTACATTCAGTGCATTCTGAGCGTTATCAATATATACTTGAAGGGCAGCACCATCATAAGTTCCACCTGCTTTGATTCTTAGGTAACGCAAAGGACTAGTGCCGTAGTAAGAATTATCTAAAACAGTAATCGTATCGGCTGCTGCATTTCCATATTTATGTGCTGCATAAAAAGTCACACTCTGGTGACGGCTACTATCTGTATCCCAAATACCAAATCTAGCTGTAGCTCTATCACCTGTGTTAGTCGCAATGGTATACCAACCAACAGAAAGGTCAGAGGCTGTATGCCCAGAAATGTAAGAGTTATCCATAAACGTCTGGATCTCACTTTCTGTATAATAACGTGAATCTAAGTTGGTACTACTTAATCCAGTTACGTGACCAAAAGTATCAAGAGTAACGTCTTGAATAACCGAGCCATTACTATTGTTAATAGATGACTGCGAAGATGTATCAGAGTGACTAAACGTAGTGCTAGATAAATTTAATCCTGATCCAGCAGCGTAGGTTGTATTGGTATTTGTGTCTGTCCAAGGAACGTTGACATACATCTTCTCAGATGAAAGTTCGACAGGGTAGTTCTTTCCGTTCTCGGAATATCCAATCTTAACACCACCTCTAGTAGAAGAAGAGGCAAGTGGAAGAGAGTAGTTGTTCGCGTTAGCAGCAATACCATTTAACTTACTTTTAAGTGCGTCCGTAAAATTGTTTTGAGTAAGTCCACCATCCCCTACCGAATAAGTTGTATTAGTATCAACCCAA